TCTCCTAAGATGCCCAGTAGATCATCCAAATAATACGTCTACATCTCAATCTGCTTGTATATCCTCTATATACTTAGCTGATATATCACTACCCAATGTAAGCGTTCGTCCTGATCTAACATAATCCATATATTCTGGGCTGTAGGTGCTTACCCTGTTTTTAATAAGAGTCAGTCATTTTGCCTTGAAGAAGTCAACCATTAGGTCTCCTCACTTCGTTGTATACATACCATTCTTTACTGTTCGCCCATAGTCTGGTAGCATCTTACGTAGTGTGGCTATATCGTCTAGTGAGAAGTCGTATCCTGTGTTGTCTGTTACGCATCCCATAATAGCAAAAAGGACACATTCGCTTGTGCCTTGTCTTGCTTCTCGTCTACTATCAAACCAAGTATACTTAGGAACTTTGATGCTATCTAGGGTGAATACATCAGCACCTGCATAGTCATGCTCTCCTAAGTTTCCGTCAATAGCTCATCATAGTATTATCTGCTCCATGCGGTAGGTATATTTGATAAAAATACAACAAGACAAACCAAGAATGCCAATATCCAGTGATCTTTTAGATTATTTCATATTCGTTTCTCCAATCTTTCTAATAAGTCTATCGTAACATCCCGAATAAGGGAGGCGTACTGTAGATACTTCATAGTAGAGTGTATATAGTAAAGTGTCTATTGTGGTTTTTCTAGCTCTTGGTCTTGTTCTATTTTCTTAGTAAGAGTAGTCTCCATTTGCTTTTGTATCCACTTTAATAGAAGCCCTATAGCATCTATCTCCTGTACTCTTTCACCTTTTCTAATAGAATAATAGTTAGAGATCGCACTATACGCCTCTGCAATAATGATGAACCCTAGCACAGTATCTATGAAGAAAGCACCTCAATACCCTACTCCTTTCATTACCATTGCAAGCACAAAAGGCACTCATATAATACCTAGCTTCTTCATAATGCCACCTATAGCTATAGAGCTTTTTACACTCTTTTGGTCTATAGATAGTGAGGCTCGTATTCATGTAATTATATCTATAGCAACAAGTGCTGTAAGGATAAGCAATACTTCGCTTTTCAATCACAAATAACTAAGGTAAGCCATCCGCCCTCACGTCACAGTAGACAAAATAAACTTAATTTCCTTCATTGAATATGTGCTTAATTGCTAAATCTGTCATTCGATATATACCCCATATAAAACATCTATTTTGATAATTTTTCATTAAGTATTCTCTCGGCATCAGCCTTTGCTACCAACTCCCCTGTCATAAACTTATCATAGTCTAGTCAGTGTTTGGTTTTTGACTCACCCCTCTTTTGGGTTTTATTATGTAATGATTTGTCTCATTTGACTATCTTACCACTACCATCAAATATACTATATCTGTCTTTGTAGGAGTTGTAGTAGTCTACTGTAGATATATCTTCTGCCATGAGTATAAGTTATGTCATAAATAAGAAGAAGTTGGAGTTTCCAGAGGAGAATGGATACTGGATGCCAGATCATCAGTTATATAAACTAGTCACCTCTGTAGATGTTATTGCTCTATTCCACACGCCCACCTCATCTATCTTTCAATCGAACTTTAGCACGCCAGAAGCATCAGCACCAATAGCACTCTGATTACTATAACCAGACGTTCAGTTCCCACTACTCGCTTTTGTTCATATTGAAATACCATTTATATAGAGAGTAAGTGTTGTTCAGTTATATGTACCGACTATATGATACCACGTGCCACCATTCATAGCTTGCGTGACATTCAATACATCAGCTGCCACTCATCCCCTAACTCTAACGAGCCTCATAGCTCAAGAGAAGAACTCTATATAGTTGTAGTTATGGAATGTACTATCTACATTGGTAAGGAATACCTTTTGAGCTGACATATTGCTGGTTGGTCTAGCCCATAGAGAATATGAATAGTTTTGTGATGAGCCGTTTAATCATCGACTGTTGGTGAAGGAGAACCAAGAGGTGCTTCAATCAAAAGAGCCTCAGTTGTTTATTAGAGCAGAAGCATATGTAACTGAGTTGTTAGTAGCGGTATAACCACCCACACCATCAGAGGCGTTTCCGCTACTCTCGTCTAGTTTCCAATAAGCTACAAGTCAATCGGTTAGTGCCATTAGAAGTTATTTAGGACTGCTAAAAGGTCTCGCTTGGTGTCTGTAGAGTTGTATATAAATCCCATATATAGCGTCTTGCTAAGAACTGTGGTTGTAGGCAACGCTAGATCGCTAGAAGCTCTAAATTGCGAACCATATGTTAATGCTCTAGCCGTTCAATCATCTTTTATTCTTATCATTAGCTTATCTCACTGTGATGGGGTTCAGCTGGGGTTATTAAATAACAAAGCACCAGCCTGTGCGGTAATAATAAACATATCGCAAGTGTCTGCGTTTAAGGAAGTTCACGTATCAGTTGTATATGATGTAGCTGATACCACACGTGGCTGTAGAAACTTCATCCCCATTATTCTGCCCTCGTAAATCAATTAAAGTCACACAATAATTCTATAAGGTAGTCGTCATCTTCTCACCATGCTGCTGTTTGCTCTTGCGTGAGTCAATGCACCCTCTCGTATACTACATCATCAAATTGTACAGTATATCTTACTTCTGCTTGTTGGGTTTGCATATTATAAGTTACTGTATCATTGATAGTTATAATAGCATTCTTGTTGATTATCCCTGTTATTTGCATTTTAGTATAAGTAAGAATTAAAATAACATCAATCTATGTACTTCTGTTCCCGTGTTTCTTAGGTTGTATAACCACAACACCTTATCTACTCAACTTTCTTGGTATACTTTAAGCCATAGTTTATCTCCAAGCAATGCGGCTCAATCAGGATATAGTAATGTACTTAATGCTTCAATATAGTTACCAGTGATAGAGTATTTGAAGAATCTATTAGTGGCATCTTTTTTGATATATAGGTATTTACCATAGATACCATAACTTGAACCAGTTGTAAATGTTTCAACGGCTCATGGATATGTTATAGCAGCCCAAGCCCCTGCTCCTGCTGTACCTCAACCAATGTCATATCTATCTAAAACATTTCAAGCACCTCATCTAAATGAATAAATATATCTTCAAGCCATAATGTTATTCTCACTATCAAATATAGCATCTCATGTTTTACCTGCAAAATTAGCACTCATTCAAGTTGATGGTGCAGCACCTCTTGCAGTTGTTGGTGCAAGTGTTGACCAAGAGTTACCCGATATAGAATATCTATACATAGTAACAGCGTTGTTACCTAACAAATATATATAGTCATCGCTAGGGGTTACCTCAAATACACTCGTTGCATCAGGTGTAACAGTCCAGGCAGAAGATATAGTCATTTGTGTTGCTGTATTAGATGTTATTGTTCTTACTTGTCCAATCCCTGTACCAGACGTAATTCTTATTTGGAAGTTATACCAGTTATTCGTAGTCCAAGTCTTAGTAGAACACGTCAAAGTTGTAGCTGTTGCACTTGTTGCTGTTCATGTTGATAATACTTCTCCATTGCTTGTTGATACAAGTTTTCAATCAGTACCCCATGTAGCAGGCAATCCTGTTGTAGTAAGCGAAGTCCAAGTAGAAGTAAATGGATCGTATGATTTGAAACTTCAAGCAGCTGTTGTACCAGCACTCATAACATAAAATCTACCTAAACTAACATCAAATGTATCAGTATTAGCAACAGCTCAAGGGAAGGCTGGACTGAATGTAATAGTAGAAGTACCTCAGGGTATAACAGTGACACTAGATACTGTTGCCGTTTGCCCCGCTTGCGACCCTGTTAGCATTCTAATAGTCTTACCTTTAGCTAACCCATTTATATTAGCTGTTGTTGTTGCGGTAGTAGTCGTACCACCATTGGCAGTTACAGCATTACTCCATTTATGCCTAGTTCAACAAGCTCAAGCACCAAAAGTCCCCGCTAATGCACCCGACGGTATTTGTACCCAAGCATCCTCATCATGGTGATATAAGTATTGTACTGTTGCAGAAGATACAAACATAGCTAAGTTCCCAATCTCGCTAACATCAGTAA